TCTTTGTTTTGATACCACTATCTTGTAACATAGACTTACTTGCCTCTAGATACATTTTATCTTCACGCAGTTTATGTCTTTGTTCTTTTATCTTATCCATATTGTTTTTTAAATCTTGTAGTTTATCTTCATCAGATTGTCCTACACCACCCTCTTGAAATGATTTCATTTCTGTTTCTAGTTGTGTATTAAACTTCTCTAGTTCTGTTATAGAACTGTGTAGCCTTGCAATCTTTACATCATTTTCTCTTATCTGAGTTGTAACACCTTTGATTGTCTTTGACCTTTTTGTTTTTTCTTCTAGTTCTATTTTAAGTTGTTTCATACCTTTGACGATTGTTTCTACATCTTTAGTTTTTTCTGTTATCATATTTTCTTTGAAATCTTTATCAATCGTTTGTTTACACTCTGGACACTCATTATTGTTTTTGTAAAATTCTATTTTTCTAGAATGTTGTTTATGTTTCTCTACAAGTGTCGATTTGATATCATTTAATTTTATAAGTTTATCTTCTACCTCTAATCTATCAGCTATGTCTTGTAATAACATTTCATTTTCTGTTTTAAGTGTTTCCCTATCCTTTACTTTATCATCTATGATATCTTGATTGTTATCTATCTTGGATAACTTCTCTCTTATAATCTTATCTTTATTTTTCTTGAGGTCTTCAATATATTTACCTTGTAGTTCTATCTTTTCTTCTGTAATTTCTTTGTTATAATCTACATCTCTTAATTCATCTACTACATCTTTAAGTTGATTTTTAACTAACATATTCATCAATGAGAATATTTTGATATCAAGTATTTCTTCTACAACTTCTCTTCTATGTACAGAACGCAGCTGCATGAATGGAATGAATGATGCGTTACCAAGTATCACTACTTGTGTAAAACTTCGATAGTTTAATTTAAGAATAGTTTGTTCTAGATACTTTTGATAATCTCTTGAGTTTGCATCTTGGTTTACCATCTTATCATTACAATATATTTCAAACTTATTAGGCTTAATACCACGCATTACACGATACTTTCTTGTACCAATCTCAAACTCTACTTCAACAACTGTTTCTGTATTGTTTACTGAGTTTACAAGTTGTGATTTTTTGATGATACGAAATGGTTTGTTAAATAACACAAAACACAGTGCATCTAGTATGGTAGATTTACCAGCACCATTATCACCTACTATTAAAGTTGTAGGTTGTTTATCTAAGTATATCGTAGTAAAAGTATTTCCAGTCGACAGGAAGTTCTTCCACTTCACCGATTTAAATATTATCATATATCTAGGTCTTGAGCTTCCGTATATAAAGTTCTGACTTCATTCTTTAGTCTGGACTTGTTTAAGTCAACTGGTAATTCGTCAACATATTTATTTAGTAGTGTCAGAGTATCCTCTGAATTTTCTACTATATCATCAGATACACTGTTTGCATCTAAATCAGTAAAGTCTTCTATAATTTTTACTTCGTGTGTATCAGCCTTAAGTAACTTATCAATAAATCTATCAAACTGATATAGGTCTTTTTTATTTACAACTATAACTTTAATAAACTTACTATTATATTTTGTTACATCTACATTTTCATAATTAGTCGTAGTATCATCATAATATATTTTATCAAAGATTGTCAAGGGATTTATTATCCTCTCAAGCTGTCTTGTTTCAGTATCAAATATATGAAAACCTTTTGGGTCATCATAATCATTCCAATATATTTCGTAAGGTGTTCCCAGATAAAATATCTGTCCATCATCTGACTTGTGATGAAAGTGTCCACTCATTACCGTATCAAACTTTCTAAATGTAGTTTTATCATATCCATGTTCAGACATAATCGAAGTCTTGTTCATTTTAAAACCATTAATATCTAAATGACCCATACATATCTGAGCCTTTGTTTCATCTATCATACCCATTGCATAGATATAGTTCTGACTATTAATCCAAGGCATAAACAGAATAGGTAATCCATCAAAGGTTACTTCTTGTGCCTCTGGATATAGATGTATCTTCTTATATCTATCATTAATGAGTTCTTGTAATGAATTTACATCATTTGTGTTCTTGTAAAAGATATCGTGATTACCAACTAATGCGTGTAGTTCTATGTCTAGAGCTTGAAATGGTAATATAAATCTTTCCCTAAAGTTCTTTGCAATACGATAGGATACAAACTTACGTCTGTCTAATACATCTCCTAAATGTAATACAGTATTGATATTATGTTTCTGTAAATAAGGAAAGAACTGTCCCTCATAAAACTGATAAAAATATTCATCAAACTGTACACTATCGTTTCTTGCACCAAAGTGTGTATCAGTTATTATTGCTATCTTCACTTTTCTTTTCCATAAAATTTTCTAAACCTTCTGGTTTATCTACTTTGTTTTTCTTTTTCGGTTTATATACTGCTTCGTCTGGTAACATAATCGTTGGGTCAAAACCACTAACACTATAGGAATTTTCATCTCCTTCCATAGTTACAAAGGCTCTGTAATCTACTTTCTCAATCAATCTATGTTTAACGTGTGTTTGTTTTTTCTCTCTTTGTATTCTTCGTATAAACGCATAGTATATTATCTGTGTAAAATATGCAAATGGATTATTAGATTTGTCTGGATTAAAGTTATGAATATACTGTAAACAGTTTTCTATACCATCAGACACCATATCGTCTTTGAAAGTATAATTCATAAAATTAGGTTTGTGTGATAAACCATTTGCAATCTTTAAAAAACACTCACCTATGTAATTAGAAACTCTTGGTTTCTCTTCACCCATTTGTTCTGCTTCCTCACACTTTTCTTTCCAGTCCTTCATAGCCTGAAGAAATACTTTATTGTCTACATAGTGTGCTGTACTTTTTCTTTTTGCCATATAAAATCCTTCACATATATTTGTACTATAATACTAGAAATCTGCACATTTGTCAAATAATATTTTATTACTTTTTTTACTTGACAGATTGGTAAAACACCAGTAAACTAATCCTTGAGGTTTGGTGAGATATATTAATGTATGGTTTTCTTATCAGAAAATAGATAATCTTTTAAATCTGTTTCTGTTAAATCATCATCTACTTCTAACTTACTACTTTTTTGTTTTTCACTTCTTATCTTTTCTACGGTTTCCTCTTTGGCTTCTTTCAATACTAATCCATCATAACTTTTTAATACATATTCATAATATCGTGTCATACCAACTGATGCTGGTGTCATAATGATTATTGAATTAGATTCTATAAAGAAGTGGTCTTCATCTGAATAAGGTTGTATCCATCTTGTTAATGCAAGAGATTCTGTCAATCCTTTTTTAGATATGCGATTAACGGTTTCCATTTTAAGAGGTGATGAAACTTTTAATCTACCATTTTCATTATCTAATACGTTACATATTAAATCTTCACCGTTCTTCAGTTTGATTATTTGATAACTACTCATAGTTTAATCCTATCTATTTTGTAATTGAATTGTTCTTCGTTATAGATATTTAGTCTTTCATTAAAGTGATTGAGAGTAAAGTTCATCTTGGATTTATACGATAAATCATCTGACAAATCGAACAATCGAATGGTACTTTTAATTTCACTCCTACGGAGCCCCCTACCAATGCTTTGGAGTATTCGTATTCTACTCTTGGAGGGTGAACTGAACACGACATTGTTGATATTCCTAATATTAATACCAGTGCTAAACGTACCATATGATGCGATAATAATTGCATTCTTTTCCTTTTCTACTATTCCTCTTATATCATCTCTTGTCTTTGCATCTGTTCCACCATGTACAAAGAATACTTTTCTATCAAAGTCTTTCATTAACTCAAAAAGTTTATTACCATGTTTCTCTACCAACTGATAAAGACAAAGTGTATTACCCTTTAGTGAATCGCAAAGACGACTAATAAAATTATTCCTAGTAGGCTGTAATACCAGATGATTGATTTCTTCTGCATAAGTATAATCCTTTACTAATTTACAATCTTCTTCTTTATGTTTAAATACAATACATTCTATGTTCAAATTTGCAAGTGTTTTATTATCTATTAATTCTTTTGTTGTAACAACCTTTTCTACTTCACCAAACAAACCCTCTAGAACTAATCTATGTATTTGTGTTCCGTCTAGTGTACCTGTCAAACCAAATCTGTATTTACATAAATGTAGTTTAGTCATAATGTTCGTAAGTGATTTAGATTTGAACAGATGAGCTTCATCTCCGATTACACACCCAAACTGTTCAAAGTATTTTTTAGGCATCTTGTAAATAGATTGCCAAGTTGATATCACTACATCTTTACTTACTTTTTTATCGTGTCCTTGATAAATCTTTTGACAGTATGTTCCAGAACTCCACCCATAATCTTCAAAATCAGAATACATTTGTTCTACTAATGAAGTGGTTGGAACTAATATCAAAGTCTTAAGCTCCATCATTTTATAATAACGAACTAAAGAATATATAATTAACGATTTACCTGAAGCAGTAGGAGAAACAAGAAGAGCCCTATGTGACTTAAGAGCATACTCCACAGCATCAATTTGGTAATCACGCAACTTAATAGA